CCCACTGAGGCGTCATGTCGAAGGTTTTCGCCACTTCGGCCACCTTGACATAGCCGGTCACTTCCTGAGCCGTTTCTTTCTTCGCTTCTGCCATGACCTCGCCTCCTTTCCGTCGGGTTATGCAAAGCAAAGTGGGGTAAAAAATTTTTTTCGAGTCTGCGCAGCTTTTGGGCTCGCAAGCACCGCAGGGCTTTTGCGGGCTTCACAGTACCTTGCGCGGCTGCTCGGCGCGGGCTCGTTTGCCCCTTGGCCTTGTGTGCCCCGTGGTGGCCTCTGTGTGGCCCTCTGGCGGCCTTTGCGGCCGGTGGTGTGGTCTGCTTGCCCTCGGCCCTTGGTGCCCGTGTGTGGGGCTCTGGTGGGCTTGTGTGTGGTGGTCTTGGCTGGCTATCTCATGGCCCGCTCTATGTGGTGGTTGAAGCGCTCGCCAAGCTTGGTGTCAATCAGTTGCTCGATTGTCTCGCGGGCTCGGCCGTCTATCATTTGAGGCACGGACAGAGTGCGCACAGCCTCAATCGGCTGGCGGTTGTCCCCGCTCTTTTGGTAGGGCAGCACGACGCCACCGCGCCCGGCGGTCAGGAATGTGTCGCTGCTCATGGCTGAGCGCTGGCCCTTAATGATCGTGGCCTTTACGGTGTAGGGCTTCGGCGGCCGTACCATAGCCACGGGGGATCCTGCGGCTATAAGCTGGCCGGGGATCCGGATCGGGTTCTTCTGTTTGGTTGTGGGTGCCTGCTTCGGGCTCATTTTGAAGTGAAGCGGCGTCAGGGTTCTGCCCTTATACTCCAGCGTTGCCCCGTCCACGGATATGCCCGCGACTCTGATCGAGGTATGCCCGCGGCTCGGCCGTTTGGCTGCTTCCTTTATGGCGGCAGCGTCCACGCCGTAGTGCTCGCGGATCCCCTTTGATACCCAGCCGGGCCCTCTGGTTGCGAAGTCCGACACGGTGCGCTTGATTGCCACCTCGCCGCCGTCCCGTAGCTTCTGGAGCTTTTTCACAATGTCGCCCGCTCCAGAATGGGACACGGTAAAGCCGCCCCTTGTGTGCCGGGCCGGGCCTGCGTTGAATAGATCGCTCATGGTGTCCGCCTCCTTTCCGGTGCATGTGAAAAGCCGCCCAGAGGCGTGAGTGCTTTCCAGACGGCTTTCGCTATTGTATAGGGTAGCACTTTGGGTTTATCCCTTTCAATCCCCTTTTATCCCTTTTTATCCCTTTTTGTCCCCCTGCCTTTCCACAATGCCGCCGGGTGATGTGCATAAAAAGGCCCGCCTCCGGCCGCTTGGTGGCTTTTGGCGGGCTTTTTACTCGCTTTCTTTTGTCTGGGCGTATATCTTCGCCAGAGCTTGAAGGGCAGAGCCGTGGAGCTTGAATGTCCGTTTCAGGTACTTGTCGGCCTTCTCGGCATAGTCTGGCTCCCCGCTGAATAGGGCCGCGCATATCGGCCACCATTTCACATGGTCGAGGTAGTGCATTTCTATGACGGTCTGCTCGTCCGGCCGTTCCATTTGCTCGATCATGTCCTCCAGCTCTTTGCGTTCTGCGGCTTCATCTGCGATCATGTCCCTGATCGCCTGCTGGAGCTCCAGCTTTTTGAGGACTTGCCGCTCGGTCTTGCTGGAGCCGTCACCGCCCCCGCTCGGTTCCCCGGATAGGTTCGGGCTCGAAGGTGCGCCCATGACGGACTCCAGATACTCCAGCCGCTCGATCTGGTTATCAATCCGGCGCTGGAAGGCCGCGTAGTGCTCCAGCTTTTGCTTGATCGCGTCGGTTTCCTTTGGCTTTTTGGTCTGGCTCATGGGCTCGCCTCCTTCCTGCTGCTATTCCGTGAACATTTGCTCGAATTGCTCACGGGCCAGCTCCTTGCCCTTCCTGATTAGCCGGATCCCGGTCGTTTTGCCGGTCGTCTTTATGTAGCGGCGCACGATCACGTCCACAAACCGGGGCTCCATTTCCATGATGAACGACGCTTGCCCGACACTTTCAGCGGCGATCAGCGTCGTGCCTGATCCTCCGAATGTGTCGAGCACTCCCTTGGCCCAGTCCGTATTGTCCAGCAGCTTCTCCAGTATCTCCACCGGCTTTTGTGTCGGGTGGAGCTCATTCCCGGAGCGCGTGGCCTCCAGTACGTTGCCGTAGCCCTTGTGATTGTCCCACTTTGGCTTTGTGCGGTGCGCAAACATGACGAGCTCGTGCTGCGTCCTCCAGCCCATACCCATGCCGGGGCTTTTCTTATTCCAGACGAGCATATTTTTGACGCCGAGCCCTGCGGTTTCCACAATATCAAACAAATATACCCACATACGCCAGTCTGTGAAGATATAGGCCACGAGGCCGTCAAAGTTCTGGAGCACTTCGCGCATGAGAGACTGGTACCCGCGTGTGCTGAGGGTGTCGTTGGCTATGGTGACGGCGATCTCCTTGCCGTCTTTGTCGTAGCGCTTGGTTCCTATGCTGCCGCTGCTGCGCCCGGACTCTTGGAAGCCGCCGGAGCAGTAGGGCGGATCCGTGAGTAGGATCTCTGGGTGCGCGCCGTCCAGCAGCAGGCCCATGTCTGCCGCGTTGGTTGAACTCCCGCAGACGACGCGGTGGCGGCCGAGGATCCAGAGGTCGCCCTTCTGGGTGACTGCCTGATCGGGTTCTGGCGGCTCCGGTATGTCGTCTGGTTCGTGGAGGTCGTTGTGCAGAGCTTCTGACAGCGCGGTGACGAGGCTCTCCACCTCGTCCTCCGTGTACCCGGTCAGCTCCATGGGGATCTCGCCGGTGTCAATCTCCGCGAAAATGTCGGCCAGCAGCCGGTTGTCAGTCTCGGCCAGCTCCGCGATCCGGTTGTCTGCCACCAGATCGGCGTATTCCTCCGCGTCGTTGGTGTAGTTCTGGTAGTCCACTGGGGCCTCTTTGATACCTTCCAGAAGGGCAGCAGATCGGCTGCCTCCAGCCCGTCTGTCTGATTATGCGGCCGAGTAGTTGGATCTGGCTGTCCGGGTGCTGGTTCGGGTTCTTCGGGTTCGGTACCAGCTTTGCCACGTCCACGATCGCGTCGTGGGCGCAGAATACCGGCACGCCGTCGGCCCATGCTTTTGGCTCTGCTTCTGTTTGATAGTCGCTCATGTTGTCCTCGCCTCCTTAATGGTTTTCAGGATCCGCTCGCGCAGAGCCTTGTCGGTTTCTCTGGGTTTCCGGCTCAGGTTGTACCGGCCGGCCGCTTTGTCCAGCACCTCGCCGTGGGCCAGCAGCTTGAAGTCTTTCCGGATCCGGTTCACCACGCGCCGGGTGCGGTTCCAGCGGTGCAGCTTGCAGGCCAGTATAACGGCATTTGCCAGAAGCACGCAGCAGAACATGAGTGCGCACATGATACCCACATAGCCGAGAGCCACGCCCGGCCAGCTCCATGCCAGCCGCCCGCTCATTTTGCAGAAAAGCAGCAGCAGGGCCGCCAGTGCTGCGATCACGGCCCACACTCTGTCAAATATGCGGCTTGTGTTATTTCTTTCTTTCACGGTTTGCCCTCCTTCTTTGGGCCCGGTTTCCGGCCGGGTTCGGTTTGTTCTGGTAGGGGCTTAAAAAGCCCGCTTTGACGGCACACTCGGTACAGAGAAGCGCTACGCCCTGCGCCTCTTTGAGCTTGTCGGCCTCCGGCATTTTCCAGCACTTGCGGCCGCAGTTCGGGCAGCTTACCGGCACCCAGTCCGGGTGCTTTGCCTGCACGTCGCCGTTTATGTTCTTGTCAAGCGGCAGGCAGAGGATCCCGCCCTTGTCGCTGTATTTCCTCGGCGTCAGGTCGAAGCCCTTTGCACGGAGCTGATCGCGGGTGTCGTTCTTGACTTCCTGCTGCACGACTTCGAGGACTTCCACCTGATCGAGCTCCAGACAGAACACGCCCTGCGGCTCCCACTCCTTTGCCTTCCAGCGCTTCGTGAAGTCCTCCAGCGTGTCGTCGAGGCTCAGGCCCGCCTCGTTCTCTGTCTGCCAGATCGTCAGCATGACGGCCTCGTCGTCGGCGTCGTCCCAGCCAAAAAGGTGCCAGCTCTCGTGGTTGTCGTAGTCACAGAGGGAGAAGTGGATCGTGTGGCCGTCGATCGGCCAGCCCGTGCCCTTTACGGTTCCTTTGATGATTTTCGGCTTGTAGTCCATGTGTTTGCCTCCTTTTTTGAAAAGCATTTGCTTTTTATGCT